ATCTAAATCCCACCCTGCATCGGTCGATACTGTGTTAAAACTTGTAATTGCAAAAGGTCTATTATCTGTTCCATATATGTTTACATTTCCTGAACTGTCTATACGCATTTTTTCTGAGCCTGCAGTTTCAAATGATAAATTGTTTGTACCTCCTGAAGCAATTATTTTAGAACCTCCGCCTCCTGCTGCGTTAATTTGAAGAATGGAAGTGTAAGCACCATCAGAACCCGAAATAGTAAATTGAGGATTACCTGAAGCAGTTTGAGTGATATTTCCAGAACTGTCTATACGCATTCTTTCTGTAGAAGAAGTAGTACCTGTAGCAAACGTCAATGCCCCACTTGAGTTAGCAAGTATTTCGGTTGTTGTTAATTGAGTAGCACCTCCTTTTACTTCTAATTTTAACGAGGATGATGTTGCACCTGTAGCTAAAAGCCTTGCAGAAACAGCAGCAGACTGCTCAATATCTAACTTGTTTTGTGGGTTACCAGTTCCTATTCCTACGTTGCCCTCTGCTTTTATAGTTACGTTATGAGACCAAGTAATAGCATCATCAGCACTACCATTAGCTGCTGCACTTATTATTACTTCACCTGTACTATTTGAGTTTATTTTAGACGCAAAGCCACTTGTTTTATATTTCCACGCTCCGTCGTAATACGCATTTCCAGATAAGTAAAAACCATCGTTGTACCCAAATAAACCAAGACCACCTTCAGAATCTATTCCTGAAGATAGGCTGTTAGCATAAGGAGAACCTCCTATACCTACATTTCCTGTAAAAGTTGCGTTTCCAGAATTGTCTATTTTCATTAATTCAGAAGCAACTGTTTGAGCATCATTCCATTTTCTTAACTGAAAATAATCATTTGTTCCGCCCACTGCAATTGCTCTTAATTCATAAATAGATTTATCTGTTGTACCGCCTACTCTATTAAATCTAATTGTAGGGTCTGAAGAATTTATATTAATTGAACCACTTGATGTAGTGGCTTGAAAGTTAGACGTTACGCTTCCTGCAAAAGTTGAACTTGTACCTGATACTGAAATTCCTGTACTTGTTGTTTGGAATTTTTGTACATTATCATAAAATAATTCGACTGAACCATTTTCATTAAATCCAGCTAAATTTTCATTAGTTGTTACTCCTTTAATTCTTATATTTTCAGCTTTAATTTCAATAGAACCAGAATTTTTATATAAAACGCCCCCATTAAGTAGAATATTTCCACCACTTGTTATATCTCCTGCTATTGCTGTATTTCCACTTGTAGCATTTACTGTAAACTTATTTGTGTTGATTGCTAAATCTCCTGTAAAGGCAACATTACCTGTTGATGCTTGAGTTGTAAATTTATTTGTATTTATAGCAAAATCTCCTTGAGCATTTAAGTTCCCTGTTGTGCTTAATGTTCCTGATACAGTTATTAAATTACCTCCTGTTTCTCTTATTATAGAATCTCCTATAATATTTGAAGCAGTAAATCTCGGAATATTACCATCATTAGCATCTCCTGTTCCTGTTCCATCAATTTGAGTATGGTCTAATTTAGTCCATTCATTATTAGCACCTGCTATAACCCAATCTCCAACACTCCAATTTGAAATACCATTCAACGAAGTTGTTCCCCCTACATTTACAACATAATAATGACCTTGAGTTATAAAAGGGCTATTATCAATTGTATAGGCTTCTCCACTAACCATTATATCTGTATCTAAAGAAAGTGTTGTATCACTATCTACGTTTGATACTAAAGCATTTTGTCCATCTACTTGATTGATAACTTTATCGCCTACCGTTACTGTTGTTGTGAAACTTGCCGTACTATCAACTAACTTGTTTGCAGTTGTTGATGTTGTTGTTCCTGATGTTGCTTCTCCACCCCCTGAAACTAAGTTTGGATTATTATTTGTAGCATCCCAACTACCCATAAATCGTAAGCCACCTGCTAAGCCATTTATTTGAGATTGAAGTTTACCTATACCCTGTACAATAGTATCTGTTGCTAAAACACTTGATGCTGCAGGAGATGGCAAACCTGTTAATACTTTGCTTGTAACTGAGTTATTATCTAAAGTAATTGCAGCACTTACATTTGATGTTCCATCAACTCCTATTATAGTAGCAGATGCTTGTCCTGTTACTGATAAATCTCTCGATGTTTGCCAAGCAGTTGCCGTATCTGCATTACCTGTTAGGTCTCCTGTAACATTTCCTGTTACGTTTCCTATAACTGCTCCTGTATGAGTTCCTGCTGAATTGCCTGTTAAATCGCCTGTAACATCTCCAACAACATTACCTGTTAAATTACCTGTAACATTTCCTATTAAATTTGTTGAAATAGAGCTTGGCAAACCTATTTGTATTTCTTGACCTGTGCCAGATGTTTCAATTTCATTAGTTGTTCCTACTACACTTAAAGTTTCAGAATTTAAAACTACTGCACCACTTCCTGAATCTGTTGTAAAATCTAAATCACTTGCATTATTTAAACCTTTTACATAAGCAGTTGTCGCAACTTTTGTTGAATCATCGCTTGAAGATTGAGTTGTTGCAGTAACACCATTTGCTAATACAGATGTTGATGTAACATTTCCTGTTAAATCGCCAGATACATTACCAGTTAAGTTGCCTGTTACATTACCAACTAAGTTTGTATTTATTGTAGATGGTAAACCAATAGTTACCCCTTGACCACTTACAACAGTATCTATTTCGTTTGTAGTTCCTAAAATACTTAATGATTGAGTATTTAAATTAACATCTCCTGTATTTGTTCCATCTGTTATATCTAAATCAGAAGCAGCATCTAAAGTATCTACATAAGATGTTGTAGCTATTTTTGTTGAATTATCTCCTGCTGTTTGTGTAATAGCAGTTGAATTGTCAGGTAAATAAACCCCTGTTGAATCTAAAGAAAAAGTTATTGATTGACCAGAAGCTACTGTTGTTATTTCGTTAGTGGTTCCGCCTATTGCAAATATTTGTGAATCTAAATCTATTTGGCCAGATCCTGTATCGCCTGTAAAATCTAAATCCTCAATAGTAATTTGAGCAGCAACATAATCTACTATTGCAGCAGTTGTTGGTATTGTTGTATCATTATCATTATTAGAAATACCATCTGCAGCATCTACGAACTTGCTGATAATTATATTTTCTCCCGTATCTTTTAAAGAGCCAAATTCTAATATTGATGTAACTTTAAAATCACCGCTTGTATTTACATAGAGGCCTAAATTATTACCTGTTCCATCAGTCAATTCTTTAAGAGATGCAGTTATTGCTAAATTATCAATCGACTTTATTAAACCTTGATAAGTATCTGAAATTCTTGTATTATATAAAGTTGCCATAATTATTTTTTATTATTTTTTTGTTTCTTTAAAAACATTTTAAGTTTTTTAATATTTTTTTCTTTTGGTTTATATCTCATAATACCCAGCCATTAAAAATTGCATCTTGCGATGGATCAATATCATCATTACTATTTGAGTAATACTCAGGAAATAAATTTTGATTAAAGTTCATATAATCAATAAATCTTCTTGTATAATATTCTGCATATTCTCTTGCTTTTGCAACTAAATAATCTAATTCCTCTTTTGTTGCTGATTCACTATTTTCAGATGTATGTTTAAAAACACCTCCGTTTTTTATTTGATAAGCAGCAAAAGGAATATAATCAACTTGAGCATACCAAATTAACATAGGTTGAATGTAAGTTACCATTAAATTGTAATAATTTGGATTATCAACATCTGTCAAAGTTCCTGCTGTGATTAATTCTTCAAACTTTTGATATAACTCTGTTCCTAAAAAGTTTTGTATATGAATAGTTTGAGAAATTTTTATAAAATATATAAATTTTGCTGTATCGACATTTCCATCAATAATTGAATTTCTTACTAAATCTGTTCTATTTATAAATAGTGGTGTAGCCATAATAATTATTTTTTTGGATATACTCCTCTTCCTTCTTGTTTGTCTGTTGGTTTTTTAGCTAAATCTGATCCTTTAGGATTTTTTTGTACATATTTAGGTATAGATCTTACTTTTTTATAATTATTTAAGTTTTCAGATACTTCTGTATTGCTTTCTAACCTATACAATACCTTTACCCATCTGTGCTGACAATAAACTCCTCCTTTTAATTCAAATATATTATAAGGCATATCAGGCTCGTGTCTAAAATCAGTATTTACTTTCTCATCTTTTCTTATTCCCTTACCATTTTCAACAACTAATTTTCCGAAACTTGCATTATCAATATCTTCCAATCTCCAAACTAAACCGCTATTTGATAATTTTATCATTTCTTTACAAAAGGGTCTTGATTTTTCTGTAGTTGAGTAACCAATTCCATTTGAATATTTATAACGTATTTTATATAAACCATTTTTTGAGTCTAAAGAACTAAATGCAGATCCATCTTTTACTGATCCAACATTTTTTTCTGATGCACTCTTTAAACCTAAAATATCTCTAATTTTGCTTAGTGTTGATTTTTTCTCTTTAATTAAATAATTTGCCCAATCTTCATTGTCAATATTATCATCTTCCCCTACTTCATCTACATAAACATAATTATCTTCCATTTTAATTGCACTTTTTCCAAGAGAGCCTAATACTACTGAAACTTCTTCTTCTGATAATTCTGATTTAGCTTTTATACAATTGGGTCTTCTTTTACCATCAATCATTTTATAACCATCTTGTCTGTAGCCATCCCAACAAGGAGATTTTTTTAAGTTCTCGTGATTCTCACAAGGCATAAACCAAATTTCTCCTCCGACTTCGTGTTCGTGGGATCCAGAGCAACCTTGTTCCTCAGCAACTTTTTCTGCCTCCTCTTTTGTTTTATAAGCTCTTTTGCCATCAATCATTTTAAGACTAAACTTTTCCATCTCAACCCCTGTTTCTTCCTCAATATCTTCTTTATCTTGTATTTCAGTATTAACCTCAGTAAATTCTAAGGGCTGTAACGTAATAAAATATAGGTTTAAAGCAATATCATTGAAAGCAAGTATTTGATCAAAGGATTTAATTAAAAGTTCCTGAAATGGCCTTATAACAGTATTATCCATTAATAAAGAGGCTGTTTTAATTTCATCTGCATTATTACCTAATCCTGTTGCTTCTTTTATACCTAAAAGCATTGGAGAAGAAACCCTATGTGCAACTAATATTTTGCTTTGGCTTTCTGTTGATAAGAATTGATATTGATTATGAGCATCGTTTAATTGAACAGGTGTTATTTCTGCTTGACTATCTTTATTATCATTAAAAGCGAGTATAAATTTGCCCGAGTTTGAACTTCCTGAAAATTTTTGTGCTATGCGTTGTTCAATTAATTCTCTTTGTTCTTGGTTTGGTGTTCCATTATTAAAGTTTATAAGCATTGATGGAGCTAAACCATTCATTATATTATTTAAATGGTAGTTAGATATTTCTTCTTCTAATTCTGCATATTGTAATCCACCTTGATAATCAACAGGAGAGTAGTAATAAAATCCTGCTTTATATGGTTTTATGTATAATATTTCAATATTTTCTTTGCTTGTGCCAAATGAGGGTATTCTTAGTGGTTTGTCAGATGGTTTTATATTTGGCCAATCATTCCAATAATAATATCCCTCAATTAATCCATCTTCATTAGCTTTTTCTGCTCTTAAGGTTTCGATAGGAAAATGCTCGCAAACTGATATTTTAGTTCTTGCTTTATTATATATGACTTGTATTGCAGCTTGGCCCATTAATTTTAAATCATAACAAACCTTTTGTACCATATCAGGCTTTAAAAGAGTAATCATTTGAGCATACTGATCAGGTTTTCTGCTTGAATCTGTTGCATTTAAACCTTTACCATAAATTTGTTGCGATATGCCGTTAATACAAGCGTTATTAGTTGGAGAGCCATTATAACGATCAATAAGAAATTGAAAATAATTATTATCAGCACCATATTGTACCCAATCTCTATTTTTTACTTCTAAGATCTCAGGAGATGTATAAGTTGCTAAATTAACAAAACTAAACTCTGAATTATTTTTTGCGTATCTACCTAAACTATCTCTTTTTCTTGTTTTTTTCATAATTAAAATACCTTGTATGTGTTGTCAAAGGAATTAAAAGTTTTATAAACCCCCAAATTTAAATCGAAATATTCATCTTCCATTTGATCAATCTCTTGATCAGTGCAAAATATTCTATCTCTAAATATTGTTGCATCTGTTGATCTGTCTATGTTCCATAAACTATTGTCATTCTCCCATAATTGATAATTAGTATTCCAAAAATTATAATCAACATAAAATCTTACATCATAAAAATGGCCCTCTACTAAAACAGGAGAAAATGATTGATGAAATGTTAAATAATTTCCTGATATAACAGCATTATTAATCTCATAAAAAACAGGAATATCTGTGCTATCATCTTTAATAGACATTGTAAATTCATTCCCGTATTCTCTTGGAATTACTTTAAAAGTTTGAGCAGCATTATTTGTATTAAATACAATCATAACTATATAACGAATTTATTAAGTTATTTTGTAGAAATGTAAACCCAAAAAAAAAGCACCCCTAAGGATGCTTAATTTTAAATATATAATATATTATGCAGTTGGGTCAATTACATCTGCATCTATTGGAGTTAATAAAGCTGAACTACTTAAAAAATAAGGAGCAGTTTCTTCCATTCCCTCCATTACAATTGTAAATCCTGAAAGATCTCCGGGAGCAGATCCAGTCACTGTTGTACCAGAAGTTAATTCCATTCCGTTTTCAAATCCACAAAGAAATACATTTCCATAATAATCTTCAACAGCTACATAAGGTCTTCCGACAGCAACTACTTGAAGTTCATTTTGAGTTGCTGCATCTAAATATGTAAATGTTGCATTTAATGTTTGAGTGTAAAAAGTTGTTCCATTTTCACGAGATGAAGTTACAGTTGTTTCTAAATTGGAATTTCCTTTAACGTCCCATTTTGTCCACCCTGAAACTGAACCTGTGAAAGCAGATACTTTTCCATCGGTAAAAGTTAAACCTGTTAAACCACCAAAGTCAGCAAAATAAATTGTTTTTATTCCACCAAATGCTGATTTACAAGGTAAACTTCTTCCTGTTGATACTGTACAAGCCATAGTTATTTAATTTTTTTTATAAATAAGGGTAAGTAAGTTTTATCCCACTTACCCTAATTTGAGTTAATATTAAGCGTATTCAACGATGTCAGATGCAATTCCGAATTGTACTCCAGAAGTAAACCTCATTATCATTCTTACGTTGTTTGATCCATCTAAATCAACCATATCAAGAACTCTAATTTCTTGGTTATTGTTTAGTAAACCTGTTCCAAAGTATAAGTTTGATACCTCAGCTGCATACATTTTATTATCTGACATACCCGGACAAACAAAGATTTGAACTCCATCAATAGTTAAAGAGCCATTATTCCACCATTGAGTTCCTTTGTTGTCAACCCCTGCGTTAGATGTTGCAGCAACAGAGAATCCACCAAGTGCTTGAACATAAAATTTAGCAACTGAACTTGGAACATAAATTCTTAGTCCATCTTTACCATATAAAGTATTTGGAATAGCAGATACTACCTTTTGTAATTCCCCTATAACATTTGCAGCAGTTATAACTCCTGCGGCAACTTGTTGGCCTGCAGGAATATCTCCGGCAGCAGCAGATGCAGCAATTAGTTTTTCAAAACCATCAAAAGAATTGTTTGTTCCTGCAGCTGTATCTCCTCTCCAAATGTTTAATTCAGTTGATTGAGAAACTTTAGCAGCAACGTGAGCAATTAAAAAGTCTGAGAATTTAGGAGGCAATCCTTGGCTTAAACCATATCCCATTTGTTGAGATTCCCAGTCATTTACAAAATCTTTTTTACATAATTGTAAGTTTACTTGTAACTCAGTTGGTTGTATAATTCTCTCAGTTAATGTAATTGTTGATGTTGGATCAAAATCACAAGATGCCGGTTGAACTAATGCACTTGTATCAAGTTGTTTAATTACTTCTTTGTAACTAATATTATCCTTTACTGTAATACCTCCATCATTAATTGTACTTGCCGAAAGAAGTGCCGCAGCTATATAATCTCCTGCGAACTCACCTGCGTAAGTTGTAGTTACGTTGACAGTAGTTGCTAAATTTACTTTTTTTAAATTACTCATTTTTTTTTATTTATTTATTTATTTTATTTATTTAATCTTGCTAAAACTCTATCTAATGCAGTTCCAACTCTTCTTTGAGAATATAAAAATCCTTTTACTTTTTTACTCTCTTTAGCTTCTGGGCTGTGTTTAATTGGCTCTGCTGATGGTTGTGATAATTCTTCTTTTACTTTATCTTCAACCTCGCTAAATTCTTCTTTAATAGTTCTTGATTTAGGTTGTCTTGATGCTTCTTCTTCCATTTCAACTTCTTCATCTTCCATTTTGCTTTCTTTGTCGCCTTTTAAATCAGCAATAGCATCCTCAAGATTTTTAATTCTTTTTTCCATTCCTGCCCAATCTTTAACATCAGCTTCTTTACCATCATCTTCGTATTCGTCCTCTTTGTTCTCTAAGTCCTCAGTAATTTCTTCTTTTTCAGGAACCTCATCGGAAACTTCTCTTAAATCAGAAATAAGACCTTCTTCTTCAATAACTAAAAGTCTTGAATCCTCAAGAATATATTCTCCAACAGGGAGGGCAACTCGCTCATCTTCTGTTTTAATAAATATTTCTTTTCCTTTTTCAAAAGAATCAGACTCTACAATAGTTCCGTTTTCTAATTTTAATTCTTCAAGTTTTACTTCTATGTTTAAAAGTGTCTTGATTTGGTTTAACATTTCAGTTGATTTCATAATTATTTATATAACGTGGATTAATTTTAATTTTGTATTTTCAGGTAATTCTTGTTATTGATCCAATACCTTGCGCCCAAATTGAGCCATCACAACATTCTCTTGAATATGTATTTTCTTGAGGACATAAACAACCCCTTTGACCTCCGTTTTGCGAGCTTCTTGCTGCTATATAGCCTCTGGATCCTGGCCCTAAATTTCTTTTCTTTTTATTAAGCATTAAGAATTTCTTTTATTGATTCAAGCAATCTACTATTTTCAATTTCCATTTTTTCTTCAACTGACTCATTTGGTCCCTCCATTTTATCAGCAAAATAACCCTCGATGCTAAACCCTTTTACTTTATTTGTTTTAATATACTCGTTCCAAACTTCATCATTATTAACTTTTACTGTTCCCATCCAAGTGCCAATAGGAACATTCATATTATATAATCTGCTTTTATCTTTTTCTTTATCCTCAACTATCCAAGATTCAACTAATGTTAATCCACTTAATTCGTGTTGATGTTCTAATGTTGAATTATTTTGATTTCCATTTTTTAAATATAATTGAGATGCTTTAGATATTGTTTCTTTGCTAAAGTAAATATAATATTCCTCTTTTCCTGTTTTTCTATAAATAGGTTTATTTGGAACAAGCAAAGCTCCCATTAATAATTTTTTGTCTTTAGATATTTCAGCGAGTTTAATTTCATCACTTTTTAAAGCAATAAAATCTTCTTCTATTGCAGGATTCTCAACAATACTAATTGCTTCAACTCCTGTTTCTTCTTGTTCTTCATCTAAAATTAATTCTATAATTCTCATAATAATATAACGTAATTTTTTTTTTTATTTGTATTTATATTGTTGCTCCCTCTACAATATTTCTTTCTAAGCCTTGAGCAGTTGTTACATCATTACTTACAACGTATGCTCTTGTTGGCCTGCTTTCTTGTGAGCCTATTGCCTCTGCTAATTGGCTTGTTCCTCCTTGGCCTATGACATTAAACGCAGGCGGTGCTGAGGGCATAGAAGGTGCTCCTCCTCCACCACCACTTACTGTTGGACTTGGTGTTGCTCCTTTTCCATCTGCTTTAGTAGAAGCTATTTTTTGAATTTGTAAAGCACTAAATGCTCCTGCTAAACCTGCTTGAATATATGGATATGCAGGAAATAAAGCAGTAACAGGGCTTTCTTGTGCCGTACTAAAAGCATTTTGAACACCCTCAATACCTGATATAGTGGCTTGTCCTATCGCCATAGCTTTACCAATCTTGCTTCCTCTACCTGCTAATTCTCCTATTAATGCCATACTTCTTTTTGCTACATCTAATTTAGCTTTAGAAACATCTTCATTTAACTTTGTTTCAGCATCAGTATCTTTCTTTTTAGCTATTAATATTTGATTATCCCAATAAGCAATTATTGCTGCTTTTTGTTCCTCTGTTGCATTTAAATCATCAAGTTCTTTTAATGCTTTTTCTTTTTCAAGTATTGCTTTTTCTTCCTCTTTAATTGCATTTTCTTCTGCAACCATTGCTTCAAAGTTATCTTTTATTTCTTTAATACCCTCTAATCTTTTTTGCTCATCATCTTTATCTTTTTGAATCTTTTCTTCTTTCTTCTTATTCTCCTCATCTATTTTAGCTTGTTCCTCTTTTGCTGCTTCTTCTTTTATTCTGTTTTCTTCTCTTATTGCAGTTGTTATTTGAGTTTGTAATAATCTTTGGCTTCTAAGTTTTTTAGTGTCTAAGTTTATTAACTCTGCTTGCATCTTAGCAAGTTTATCTTTGTCTTGTATAGTATTCTTTCCTTGAGCCATTTCTTGTTTTTGAGCCTCAATTAAAAGAGTTTTAGCATCTATTTCTTTTTGTGTTATTTCTTCTTCTATTTTTTGTGCTTTTCTTAATAAAACAATTCTTTGTGCTGCTGATTGATTTTCTCTGTCTTCTGCCTTTAATCTTATATCATTTATTTCTCTGTTTGCCTTTGCTCTTTCAACTTGTAAATCTCTTTCAATATGATGTGCTTTTTGTCTTGCTTTTGTAATCTCGTCCATAGCAAGAACTTCTTTTTTAGTTTCTTCAATAAAATTAGTTGCTGAATCTTTAGCATCTTTAAAAGCACCAACAACAGTATCTATTGGATTTTTTAAAAACTTTAATAAACCATTACCTAAATCTTCTAATGCTTTTTTAGGGTTAGTAACTGCCTCAATAATACCCTCGCCTAAATCTGCAAAAGAATCCATTACCTGTTTTACAACTGCTCCTAACATTTTTAAACCTCGTTGTAATTTTTCTTGCCCCTCCTCACTTTGAGTAAATGCTGCAACTAATGATGTAATAGCAATAACAAAAGCACCAATTCCTGTTGCAAGAAAAGCAATTCTCATAGCTTTTAAACCTTTTGTTGCTCCTCCTATACTTGTAGCAAAGCCTTGAAAAGAACTAATAAGACCGCCAGTTTGTTTATCTATAATTCCTAAAACTCCTCCATAATCTCTTTGTTCTTTAATGCTTTCTTTAACTGCTTTATTTTCTTTAGTTCTTGCTTGTCTTTGTTCTTTTATTCTTGTTTTAGTTCTTTTTAGGAATTTCTCTTGTTTTTTTATTTCTTCATTATATTCTTTTATTCTATTTAAATCTTTAGGGTCAGTTTTATCCCTTAAATCTTCTATATTTTCAATTTCTCTTTGAATATCATTAAGTAAATCCTCTTGTTGTTCTAAAGTAAGATTAATAGCTTCAAGCCTTTTTTGAGCCTCTTTAGTTTCAGCACTTATTTGTATCGCTTTTATTTTCATTATATACCTTCTTTAATTTGTTTGTAAGCCTCTTTCCAAGTTGTTGCAAGTTTGTTTTTGCCTTTAGCAATTTTTATGTTTTCAGTTTCGTTATCTACGTATTTCAATAAACTAATAATTTGTTTTATCATAATTTTATTTTAAGAACCACTACATTGTTTAGGCCACTCACCTGTTCCATTTTCAAACTCTGATTGCCACCAACCCTCTAATAATAAAGATGGTGCAGTTGGAGTATAATTTATTTTATTCCAATAATCATATTTACTTCCTGTTCCTCCATATCCATATCTACCTGTAGGTGCATAGATGGTTAATTCTTTATTAGCATATAATTTGCCTATCGTTTGAGTGCCATTTTGAGAGCCAAAGGTTATTGAAGCTGAATCTGAATATACAGTAACTAATGTTCTATTTGAATTAGTTGGGCAAGGCGTTCCATTTAAGCTATAATATAATGTTAAAGTAAAACTATCTGCCTCTAATTCATTTAATATTTCTAAACTGCTTTTACCAGTTATAAGATTTGTTTGTAAAGTATTTAAAGTATAATCTTGATTATTAATAGTAACCTTGTCGTTCATTTTAATATTTTTAATAATATTTAAAGGAAGATTTGCATCTATTTTTATTAATCTTCTTTTACCATTAAAAATGTCTTGTATATAATTAAAATAATTTTTCTCAAATAATGTGTCTGTAAAATCATCATCTACTGGATTTGATTGAGAGCCGTATTCGTTTGATTCAGGAAAGAAATTAATATTAATCTTGCTTACTGATGATGATGTGCTTAAACTATTGCTTGGAATAAAATAAGTATCTAATTCACTTACAGATCCTGAATTGCCTGATAAATTATTTAAAAATCCTATTGAGGTTGTTCCGCTACCTGTTTTTTGTATAGGATAAAATAATAAAGGTTTGCCTATATAAGCATCTTGATTATCATCAACAAAATAACCATATTGTATTGTAGTTCTGTTATTCGGAAATGAAACATTTGATGCTACATCTATTAATCTTTCAAACTGCATATGCTCAAAAGGTATAGCAACTTTATAAGTAGGGTTAGGGCCAGTAAAATTATTTCCTATTGCTTCATTTCCTATAAATGATTCTGCTCCCCATTTTTTACCGATTAATTGTTCGTATTGTAAAGCAAGTAAAGTTCCTGTTCCCTCATAACCAAAATCTATTTCTTTATATGGCAAAGCTACGTTTACTTGGCTTTTATTAGTGTTTACATATTCGCTTATATCATAAGTAGTTCCATCTGCATAAAACTCTGATAATCTTTGGACTTTTATTTTACCATAGTCAGGGTCTTGAGCATTACTAACATAATAAGCAGTTAGATTAAA